TATTCGAATGTCGCGATTAAAAACATGGTAAGAAGAGGTGAACATTATTTAGGAACAGAGTAATAGCTGTAAATGAAGCTTTTAGCACGCAATAATATAAATATAATTTTATATGGCTTTTAAACTTAACAATCCTACTGATAACACAGATAACCTTACAAAAGAGCAGTTAAGAGATAGGCGTATAAAGGCGCGTCAAGCATTAGAGGCAGAGCGAAAAAGAGTTGAAAATATTCGGGCTAATATTGACAAAGTTGCCGAAGCTGCTGTTGCCGGTGAATATACTATAAATTACGGTGTAAGCGACCCGAGGATTAATGTACCTGGCGCAGGGGTAGTTCCTCAAAAAACATACGAGTGGCTGTATAACATGGGTGGGGCTGGTTGCTCAACTTACGCTTGTAGCATAATGCGTGAAGCAGGTGTTACAGTGCCTGACTCAGTAGGGCCAGAAGGAGTGACTATAAATAATGTTACGTATAAACCAGGTGATAAAATGCCAATTATACCCGGCAATGAACAATTTGACGCAGTAGCACCTATGCTTGGATTTGAATTAAGACCTCCCGGTAGTTTGCCAGAAGAAGGCGACGTTACTAGAGTGGGTTATGGTTATGGAAGAACAAGCCATTCTACAATACAAACAGGGGAAGGGCTAAATGTTTATAACCCGGGATCGCCGTCATTCGGTTTGAAGAAGTCGCATTACTACGCTGAACCATCTGAGTTTGAAGGTATGACTGAGGAACAAACGCAAGCATATTTAAAAGATGTAGAGGAGTCTGGCTATGATATTCAACCAAGAATTAGCGAAGATAAAAGATTATACGGGACTAGATTGATGCAATATGTTGGTGATTTACCAAAGCTGCGAAAGCAATATAGAAAGGCTGCACAAGCTGCAGGGCCGGAAAAAGCAGTGTCCGCAATAAAGCCCGTTAAATTCACTAGCCCAAAGCCGACCGCTCAATTACCTACTAATATTACAAATTTTTTCAATAGAAATAAAAAATAATTTAATATAATTTAATAAATGAAAAAGCTAATTTTTATTTTAGCTTTTCTTTGCTTAAGCATTGTTAATGCTCAAGATAAACTTTCTATATCAAATTACTTTAAAATACCAGAAAGTTATAAAAGAATAGCTACAACAGATTACCATAAGTGGTTAATAAATAAGCGAATAAAAATTGAAGAAGTAAAAACTTACGACGGATATACTATATACGGATTAGGTAATTATTATGCAGCAAAGTTTGATTACAGCATTGGTAAAAGAGATTTACATCAGTGTGCAGACGCGGCAATGTACTTTAGAGCCTGGTACCATTTTGATAAAGGTAATGTAGATAAAATAGTATTTACATTTACAGATGGAACAAAATATAGCTATAGCGAGTTTTTAAAACAAAAAAAGCTAAGCAACACATTTAAAAGCTTTAATAAATATATGACCGTTATATGGTCTTACGCTGGAACGTGGTCGATAAATAAGTATGACACAAAACATGTAACTATAAATGATATGTCCGCTGGTGATATATTTGTTATAGGTGGATTTCCAGGGCATGCAGTAACTATTGTAGATGTAATTGAAAATGAATGTGGTGATAAAAAAATGATGTTATCACAAAGTTTTATGCCGGCACAAGATCATCATATATTAATAAATACCGAAAATAATACAGTTTGGTTTAATATAGATGAAGTGCCTAATATAGGTTTTTGGTTTACAGAAAACAATTTAAAAAGATTTAAAATATAATGAAAAAAATTTGGCAGTGGCTTACTGGTTCTGTTATAAAAGAGGTGGGTGAAGTTTTAGACAACCTGACTACAACCAAAGAAGAAAAATTAGAGGCGCAACGCCTTATAACAGAAATACTAGAGAAAGCAGATAAAGAGGCGCAAGAGCAGGTTACAGCAAGATGGCAGGCAGATATGGCTTCTGATTCTAAGCTGTCTAAAAATATAAGGCCATTAGTATTAATATACTTAACTGTTATATTTACAGTTTGTGCATTTTTTGATGGCAATATAGGTGAGTTCAGTATTGCTGAAGAATATATACCTATATTTCAAACACTCTTAGTTACAGTGTATGGAGCCTATTTTGTAGGTCGTAGCTGGGAGAAAGCAAAATCCATGCAATCAAAATAATTAATTTAAATTAAATCAAATGGCAAAAATTAAAGATGATCAATTAACTAAAGTACGCGAACAACAAACTAAGCTAAACGAGCTATTAAACCAAATGGGTTATTTAGAAGCGCAGAAGCATGGATTATTACACGAGTTCGCAAATCTTAATAAAGAAGTTGAAGATTATAAAAAAGAACTTGAAGCTGAATATGGCCAAGTAAATATTAATCTTGAAACTGGAGAATATACAGAGCTAAATAAAGATGGATAATAATATAAGAAAAATCAGTATTGGCTCTGATTATAAAAACGACGCAATGCACTATTCTGTAGGGCAGCAGGTTTATGGCGGGCACGAAATATCAAATATATTATTTGACGATACTGATAACTCTTACAATATCTATATAAAAAAACAAAACGAGGTATTGCCATGGAAAAAGTTTAATCAAAACATGGCAATATCCGTTGAGTATGATTTAGAGTATTAATGGAAAGCCTGTATAGTTTTATTGTTAAACCCGTAGAGGATAGATACAATAATAAGAAAAAGGTTGGTAGCGATGATTTAATATTGAACACTAATATAGAATCTTTTCGCTATATAAGCAAAGAGGCTATTGTTGTTGCCACACCTAAAGCTTTTAAAACAGATATAAAGCCAGGTGATAAAGTCATTATACATCATAACATATTTAGAAGATATTATGATATTAAAGGCAAAGAAAAAAATGGCAGTACATATTTCAAAGATGATTTGTATTTTGTTAATATGGATCAAATCTATATGTATAAAAAAGATAAAACCTGGCGTACAAATTTAGAATATTGTTTTGTAAAGCCTATTAAAGAAGACGCGATGTTTTCAATTAATTTTGAGAAGCCCTTAGTTGGTATATTAAAATATGGAAATAAGTCGTTAGAAGCGCTTAAAATAAACACAGGGGACTTGATTGGGTTTACGCCCTTTGGTGAGTTTGAGTTTATTATAGATAATGAGCGTTTATATTGTATGAAATCAAATGATATTGTAATTAAGTATGACCGTAAAGGAAACGAAGAAGAGTATAATCCAAGCTGGGCGTCGCGCAGTTAAGGAGCTTATAAAAGTTGCAGAGGAACAGATAATAACAAACACAGAAGATGATGTTTCTGCTGATAGGCTTAAGAATGCCGCGGCTACAAAAAAGCTAGCTATATTTGATGCGTTTGAAATTTTAAATCGCATAGAAGAAGAGCAAGCTATGCTTGAAGGAAAAGAAAATAATACACGGGCAAGTTCGTTTAAAGGTTTTGCAGAAGGTAGATCAAAATGATATACGAGCAAACATTATATAAGGTATTACCTAATCATATTAAAAAAAGTGTGATTAAGAAAAATAACCGTTATAAAAAATGGGAATATGGCTACAATAAAGAATATGATGTTGTAGTAATAAGCAAGACCGGGCAGATAGGTGAAATATATGAGATACAAAACTTAAAAATAGCGCTACCTAAAGAAACAGATATATATACTTTTAAAGCAGATAAATGGGGTAGATTAGATTACCCTAAAGAGTTGCAAAAAATTAAAAGCGTATTTGAATGGAACACGAAGCCCGAGTATTTTAAGGATAAATATTATGATTACATTGATCAAGAATTTAATCGCAGATCGCAGGGGTTTTGGTTCTATAATAAGGGCTTGGCTACTTACGTTACTGGTACTCACTATATGTACTTGCAGTGGTCCAAAATTGATGTAGGGGCAGCAGAGTTTAGAGAATCAAATAGGTTATTTTTTATTTTTTGGGAGGCTTGTAAAGCGGATCAAAGATGCTACGGTATGTGTTACCTCAAAAACCGTCGTTCTGGTTTTTCATTTATGGCGTCTGGTGAAACAGTTAATCAAGCAACAATATCATCTGATTCGCGTTTTGGTATATTATCAAAATCTGGTGCTGATGCAAAAAAAATGTTTACAGATAAGGTTGTGCCTATATCGGTTAATTATCCTTTTTTCTTTAAACCAATACAAGACGGTATGGACCGTCCAAAAACAGAATTAGCATATAGGGTTCCCGCCTCAAAGCTAACCCGAAGAAAACTTGATCAAGGTGAAAACCCAGAAGAGCTTGAAGGACTAGATACAACTATTGACTGGAAAAATACAGGCGATAACAGTTATGATGGTGAAAAATTAAAACTGTTAGTTCACGATGAAAGTGGTAAATGGGAACGGCCTGATAATATATTAAATAACTGGCGTGTAACAAAAACGTGTTTACGCTTAGGGTCTAGGATTGTAGGTAAGTGTATGATGGGTTCAACATCTAACTCTTTAGATAAAGGAGGTGAAAATTTTAAAAAACTATATTACGCTTCAGATGTTACAAAAAGAAACCGCAATGGACAAACTAGTTCGGGATTATATAGTTTGTTCATACCTATGGAATGGAACTACGAAGGATTCATTGATTCTTATGGGATACCTGTATTCAACACACCAGAAGAACCCATTGAAGGCCCTTACGGGGAACCAATAGATCAAGGTGTTATTGAGCACTGGCAAAATGAAGTTGACGGTCTTAAAAGTGATCAAGATGGATTAAATGAATATTACCGTCAATTTCCACGAACAGAGCAACACGCTTTTAGAGATGAAGCCAAAGAGTCTTTATTTAATCTAACTAAAATATATCAGCAAATAGATTACAACGAAGACTTAAGAAACTCTAATGTCGTAACGCGCGGAAGCTTTTATTGGGAAAACGGTATTCAAGATACAAGAGTAATATTTTCACCTAATAAAGACGGAAGATTTTTAATATCTTGGATTCCCAATAAAAACCAACAAAACCGTGTAATAGTAAAAAATGGGATAAAATA